AGAAGAAGAATTGGAGCCTGTAGCCCCTGCTCGCAAGTACTGCACCGTCTGAATAATCTGCCCAGAACTAGGGATAAATGTGTGTCCACTTGGTATGATCACCTTGTTCGCATTGGCCCCGCTAGTCGGCCCCTGCAAGTTCTGTACTGTTAATGTTCCTACCATCTATACCACCGTTAAGTTGCCGTTGACGGTGAGTGTCACACCAGTAGCTAGGGTAAGAGGCCCAGCGCATGAGGCATTCTCATCTGCGTCTATCGTTGTATTTGTATTGAGAGTTTGCTCATTGATGCGAAAGATATCACCAGCCCTAGAGCCAACCGTACCATTGTCGCCCTTGAACATGCCACCACCTGAAACGTTAGCTACTTCAAACGTAGTATAGGCAACAACCTCTAGAATGTCTCCTGCTGAAGCTGGGGATGTAAGCACAACCTCTGAACCATTAGCTGCTGTATAGTCATGTCCATTATTCAGGAAGATACCATTGAGATACACATCCAAGAACTGCGGTGTGTAACCACCTGTAGCAAAGCTAGTCTGACCTGCATTGCAATTAAAGCTGTCTCTTGTTTGCGTAGCCTGTGGTACTGGCTGTGTGCCTATATAGCCTGACATTAGGGTGTCTCCTGTGCCTCAAGATGCGCTGTATATGCGTCTTTAACAGCCTGTGTGTGTACCGCATTACAGATGGCTTGAACCTCTGCGCTTTCACCTGTGATGTCTGCATCTGGTGCAACCACATGGCGTGAGAAGCTGCGGCTGATCTCTACACCGTCACGCTTGATGACCGTAGCTGTACGCACCTGAACGTGCTTGAAGTCGCCTACGATTTCTATTTTGTCTTGTACTGTTTCTTCTGTAAGCATTTTTATCTCCTATGCTTGGACTGACTACCCTATGATCCAACAGGGGTGGTTATTGGTTAGTAATATAGGTGAGGGATACAGAAAACTCGTTAAAGTCATCAGGGTTTCCAAATTCTGGCCGTAGTTGCAGCTGAGAACTGCCGTTAGCTAAATATGTAGTGGCCTGTAATCCCGTTGGCGCACTAGAAGTACCACCATGCCATAGTTGCCACATCTGATAATTACCCGCCCCCGTGAAGGGTAGCCCACTAATCCGTTGTATGCCGCTTGTAGGCCACCCTGAAAGGGTATGCATATACCCTGTTAAGTGAACCGCCCGACCAATTTTTGTGTAAGTGAAGTTTTGAGACGATGCAGTACCTGTGGTTAGCACAGGCGTCCAAGTGCCAGTTTCATAGTCATCCAGCTTATTAGCCGACCCAGTCCCGCCCAAGAAGACACCGCCAGACAGGTAGAGGTCTTTGAAGCGGGCAGATGCCACACCTATATCAATAGCTGCATCTCTTGCTGAACCACCCGTAGAAGTAGCACCTAAATCCCAAGGAACTAAACCAGACCCAGTATCAAATCTAATTCCTATGTCATCGTCACCAATGGTTAAGTCGCCAGCAAAAGTCCCAATACTCCCCACAGAACTTCCTGATTTCTGCACATCAATAATTGTTCCGTCTGAGGTAGCACGATCCACAGTCAAAACAGTTGAGCCAGCAGCATCTATAGTAACTGCATTACTAAACGTACCACCCGTACTTGCAGGAACTACATCTCCTACAGTAAACCCACTGTAAGACACAACAACAACTTGGTCATCTGCTAAAGCGCCTACTGTAAGTGTAAGGCTAGTACCATTAGTAGCTGTATAGTCTGTACCATCTACAAGACGCACACCATTCTGGAATACGTGAACCCTGTTAGGTGAATACGTTAAGCCTGTAAAAGAAGTCTGTCCAGCCGTAGCCGTAATAACTTTCTTATTCTCTACACCAGAGTTAATTACTGATGCTTTAGACCCAATATATCCAGCCATTTAAGGTGTCTCCTGTGCCTCTGCTTCAGCTTGCACTTGTGCTGCTGTCTTAGCCCAGCCTCGTGTAAAGGCATCAGCTACAATAAGCTCACGTGTCGCTGGGATTTGTACGCCTTCATCTAATGCACGATTGGTGTACATCTGGATGATTTCATCATTGGCTATTCTTGCACGTTCAGTGACTGCGTTTTCAGCCCAGTCTTGTGGTGAAAGTGCAGCGTACTGTAAGCCCTTTAGCTGAGTGTTTGTTAATGTAATTGTAATGCTTGGCATTGTTGCCTCCTGTTATCCTATTAAATACCCGTAAAAAACGTGCTCATTATTGGCGGCAGTAGAAAAACTACTAGCGCCGCCACCCGTCTCAAACATAACATTCACATAATCATTTACGTTTAAATAAATAGCTTGGTCATTAGCACAGTGGCTATAATAACCAGTTGCAGTACGGTGACTTAATTGTGATCGTGAACTTTGAACATAAGAGCCGTTGTGCCTAAAAGATATACGATGATAACTTACAGTACCTATTGTATGTTCTATTCTTACAGAGGCAAAAAACTGGTATAGACCTGCGATAGGTGCCGTAAATCTACCATTAGAGGTATTGTAGACAGAACCTCTATTAAGTGCCGTAGCACTCCAAATTATATCAACGTTATTTGTAAAAGTGCTAGGTGTGGTGTGTGCGACAAAGGCTGGCTGACTTGGCTTTGTGACACGACCAGCGGAGTCGATGCGCATACTTTCAGAACCGCCAGTATTAAAGGTAATTGGAGTTGACGCTGAAATTTGCTCTATTCTTTGGTAACCAAATTTTAACCCAGCAGCTCCATTTAAAGAGGTAAACTTAAATATATCAGTTGCCAAGGTGTTGTCTGGTGATTGAACTGTAAGGCGACTATCAGGCGAACTCGCCCCAATCCCAATTTTGCCAGAGTTTACAGTAATTGTATCTGCAATCTGTGCTAACTCTGTTTGCTTACTCATTAGGTTTGCTCCAGTACACTGACAATTACATCTGCTGAACTAGCTGTATCGCTGGTAACAATTACTGTATCAGTTGCTTCTAGAATGATCTTACCATCAAGAACACCTAAAGCTGAGTTAGCTGGAAGCGGTGCGCCCTTCACTAGGTAAACCCCAGCCACTTGAACATCAACTGAAATTTGACCAGTAGTTCTATTAGCTAAGTTACATCCCATCATAATCGCAGTTGTAGCAGATGGCACAGTGTAAGTAGTTGTGGCCCCAGTTCCTACGGACGCAGATGTATAATTTTTAAACGTGTTTGCCATAATGTTATCCTAATGCAATACTGAGATCAAAAAGATTATCAGCGTCTTCAACAGTAAACCCAACAAAAACAACTGCTGACCCACTTAGATTAATTGCATTGTTACTGTTACTGCTCTCAATAACATTGCGGGTTAAAGTAGTTCCAGAAGAAGTGTATACCCCTGTACCTATTTCAAAATTATTATTCTCATCTTCCAGAACATAGCGTACAACATCACCGTTAGATACACCAGCGGCTGCGAAGGTTTGATAGCCATCCTCCGCAGCGCCTAATGTAATGGTGCCTGTACCAGTTGTGCTGGTTGCTACTTTTGCTCTGTTGACAAGAGTTACCATTAAAGACTATCCCTTATGAAATCTGAAGGACGCCGTTTGTCTCATCAAAGTTAATGGTGAATGTATCACCTGAGTTTAACGTCAATGCTGAACCGTAGTCAAAGTAACATACTAAAGGATCACTAGCAACAGTGTCATCATAGATAACTACATAACGAAACGGACCTACTGTACCTGAAGCTGTCATAGTCTTATCAGCAAATTTTAAAGTGTAAGTACCACTCGACTGAGCAGAGGATGTTGTAGTTAAAGTTACACTGTCTATGTTAGACGGTGATCCTGTTGCGGCTGTAATGTTAGACAGCACTGTGTTTCCAGCACTAGGTGCTGAGTTAGTTAGTTGCACTTTAAAAGTGTCAGAACCAAGGTTAGCAGCTTCAACTGCAGTCTCAATCCAAGAATTAAACTTATTAAACGTAGCCATTTCTTTACTCCTTATGTGATACGAATTATGGCATTAGATGCATCTGCTGTAGGGAATGAGATTATAAAATCATCAGCTACAGAAAATTTAGTACCGCCAAAATCTATGACAGCAATAGCCTTACCTGATTTAGATGCGTTATATATTAAGCACCCATCAGCAGAAACAGTTACAGATGACCATGTAGTATTGTCATAATCCACTATAGCGGTAGAGCCACTTAAAGAAATAGAGGGGTTAGCAAGAGTATTACCACCTGCAACATAACCTACTCCTAAAGCTTCGTCTGAATTATCTGTAACGTCTGAGTAGTTAGTAGTAGTTGCATTATAAGTTCCCGTAGGTGACGTTTTTAACAATGCAATTTTTATTGAGTCAGTATCTAGATCATGGATACCACCCAGCAGTTCTTGTTTAAATGTGTTGCATACTGCTGTGGTAATAGACATTAGTAGATCCTAAATTAAGCACAAAGGGGCCAGCATGTAGCCAGCCCCCATGTTTATAGGTGTATTAAGCAGCGTTGTATACTGCAGTAACCAGAGCCTCTGGACGTAGAATTTTACGCCCGTAAAGGTGCATACCGCGAACAATATCAGCGAATGAATCTGGGTCACGGTAAGTCTCAACTTTGTTGAGTTGCTGTGCAGAAGCAACAGCGGAGTCGTGTCCAGCTACAATAACGCCATAGTTATCGTCCTGTGCAGTTGTACCTGTAGTACCAGCGCCAGTGCCCTTCGCAGGAAGGTTGTTTGACTGGTAGATACGGAAGCCATGCAAGTTGTTAAGTACCAGACCGTTTTGCAGTCCTGCACCACCGAAGTCAGCGTTCAAAACGCGAGAATCTTCGTCTTTTAATAGCTCCATGAATACCGGGTCAACACACAGCCAACGCCCACGAGTATCAACATTAGCCTGATCAAGCACACGGCTCATACGAGCTACGACTTGCAAAGGTGTTGCTGTGGTTGCTGATGCAGCAGTTGCACCGCCAAAGCGAGGAGCCAACGGAATTGAGTCACCAGTTGTACCTGCAGAAGCAGAAGTAGTGATGTTTCCGAAGTCTGACATATCCAACTTGTTAGCAGTCAGAAGTTCACCTGTCAAGTCACCCGCTGTTTGGTGTGAAGCAGTGCCGCTTACAGCACTAATTACCGCACCAGCAGTAGTGTAACCAGACATATATGACAATACGTCAGCATCCATAGCATCAGCCATTTTATAGGCTGCACGATCAGATGATAAACGCATGAAGTCATGGTGGGCTTGCTGCTCTTCAATATCGTCAAGCTTGAAGGCAAAGTAGTTGGCTTTGTCGATAGTCAACTGAAAGTCATTATCAACGAGGTCTTGCGCCGAAACGGTAGTACCACGTAGCAATGCATTCACTGTGATATCAGGCTCTTTAAGAATGCGAACCGTATCACCTTGGTTTGCGATCTCCCCGAAATATTCAGAGTTAGTAATCGCTTGAGTTGTAGCAGCCTTGCGAAACGCAATTTGTGCTTGCTTTGAATAGATGACGCTAGAGAATACTCCGTTGTCAAGGTTTGAATAGCCATTGGCTTTTCCAAATGCAGCCATAATAAATCTCCTTATAGATATGACCGTTAAAGTTATAGATCATCATATCCACAGCAGAGGCCAAACTTATCTGAGTAGTCTGTTATTTAGGTATGCCTACCTGTGTAACAGAGGTCAAACGTATTTGGGTAGTCTAGTAGTGGCTAGAGTCTTAGTTAAAATACACATTAACTCATTAAAGTGTACTCAATACAAGTTATATGCAACTCGTACCTATTGTCAACAGTTATTTTGACAAATCATATACAAACTTACCAGCTTTCTGAGCTTCATGTATCTCTTCATGGTGTTTCTCAAACTCTTTGTCACTCATTTTAGCAACAGTAGATTCACGCCAGAAGTTCTTACTATCATCTCCATTTACGGTAGTTCTGCTTTTACTCTTTACAGAAGAGGCTGCTGCCTTATCTGCGCTATTATTAGGTTTAGACTTAATACCCTTGTGGGACTTATACAAGTCGATAGCTACTGCTACAGACTTAGCATCCTCAGAGTTCTCGTATAGAGCATCCTGTACAACTTTAGGTTGTTTCTCTGCCCAGTTATGAAACTCATCTGAGGAGCGGATCTCTTCAAAGTCAGGGTGTAAAGACATAAGCTCTGCTTCAGCTTTTTCTTTCTTAGCTTGTGTGCGTAGCTCTTCTATTTCTTTGAGGCGACTATCCAAAGAGGAAGCTTTTTCAGCAGCTTTATTCTCTGCAATAGCTTCAACAATACCAGCGACATCAGGGTACTTAGATGACCAAGCCTCAATCTCTTCCTTAGACTTGGGAAGAACCAGTTCATTCTTAGTAGCTTTATCAAGTTGACCCTGTAGCTTTTCAAACTTAGCTTCCCAGTCTTTCTCTTTATTCTGTAGGAGTTTACGGATATCACCATAGCGCTTCTTGAAAGACTTCTCTTCAGCGCTTAATCCATCTGACTCTGTATCAACTTCTTCAGACTCTTTGGATTCCACAGACCGTGTTTCTTTTTGTTCCGTATTACTCTCATCTGAAACTTGGGTGTTCTCAGCGCTTTGGCTATCGGGTTCCTGATTATCTTCTGCTTCTTCATCGACCTGCTCACCCTTAATGAGTGCCTCTAGTTCGCGTTCCTCTTTCTCAAGCAACTGTTGGTTGCGATCATGTGCGTAGCTGTCTGCTTTAATAATAGTTTGTTCTGTCATTGACATAGTTGTAGTTCCTTTATGTTGGGGCCAGCATTATTGCCGGGTAGCCTTATAGTTAAACGGGAGCACCGTCTGTGTTTTCTTCTTCCTTGTCTTCCTTAACAAAACCTGTTGGTGTAGCTGTATATCCAGCAGCTTTCATATCTGCTCTGTAGTTCTCACTAGCTTGTTTATGAAAGGCGTCTGTACCACCCCTAGTCATAGCATTTGATAGAGACTGATCCTTATCTTTTTGACGCTCTTCTTTTGTTTGAAGTTGCTTATTACCTTGTTCGTCTACTTTACCATAATCTCTTAATGCAGTGTCTGAAACATCTTCAAGTGGATCATAGAACATACCTGACCTGTTTCTAAAGTTATCCGCAGCGGTACTAACACCAGACTTAATACTATCAGCCATGTTAGTAAGTCCACCTAAGAAGTCTGGCTCATTTTCACCATTAAGTTGATCTAACAAGGTTTGAACTTTTGTTTTATTAACCTCAGTTACATCCTCTCTTTTTAACAGAGCATCTAACTTTTTACCTATATCTTTCCTATGCGCTACTTGAGCTAAACCAATAACAGGTACAGATGCGCCACCTAAACTCTTAGCCCCCATTATCTCTTTTTGAACTGAACTAAACCAAGAGTCTGCTTCTTCTTTACCTTCAGGTATACTTGAATAGTCTGGAATGTCACGTTTACTTACTTCGATGGGTCTATCAGCTTCCCTATCACGACCAGTGCTAGGTGCAGTAGCTGCTGGTTGTTCCTTACCTACCTCAGTATATCCTGCTGGTATTGCAACTGTAGGTTGACCATTAACAAATCTAATCGTCATTGTCAAGCCCTGTTCGTTAACGTAAGTCTTATATTCTTGTGTTTGACCTGCGCTGGGCAATGTGTAACCTTGCATGAAGTCAGGCTGTGTCATGGTTGTAACATCACCACCCTCGTTCATCATCATAGGTCCATCTGGCATATCCTCTGCTTGTAGCTCAGAAATGTCAAACGGTAAGCCACCCTCTGCTGGTACAGGCTCTCCACCGATACGACCATTAGCTGCCATATCTTCAAAGCCCATCTTAGCTTGTGTACGTAGGTCTTCAAAGAACTTAACACCATAGTACCGTACTACATCAGCAGGTACGACATATTCACCCTCACTAAGATTTGCATCAATGTTATCACGCACTTCTTCTGGAAGAGAACCCAGTGGCACTTCATTGCCTGAGACTGGATCTACTTCTTCTACAGAGCCGCCCAGCGCAAAGGCCATTTCCATTTGTTCATTTACTGCCATTAACCATCTCCCTGAGTAGCTTTAACCGTCTTAGCGTACTAATAGAACCCTGTGCTGAATACACCTCTTGTACAGAACCAGCCTGTTCCATAGTCCTGTGTTGTG